CTGAAGGAATTGTACTAAGAATACAATAGCTTGCTCCTTCGTTAATGCTCCTGTCTGAACTGCTGCTACAATTTCAAGTGCTGATGCAATCTGAGCACCGTTGTAAGTTACATCACTTACTGAAGCTCCTGCTGGTGCTACAAGTGCAGCTGTGTTAGTGTCAGTTGTTGCATTATCTGCAACAGTTGGAGTTACTACTTCTGCTGCTGCTGTATCAGTCGCATCAGCGAATAGATCATTAGACTCAATGTATACATCAGCAATAATGCCCATACCTTTAAATACTTCCTCAATTGAATCTGTAACAATTTGCTGATATGGCTCAATGATATTCTTATTAAAGATTCTATACGCTTGTTTCATTTCGTCAGCGTTGCTGCCTAAGCCGCCTGCATCTCTAATACCGAAAAGTAGTGGTGAAGTTACTCTGTGCGCTGCTAAGATATTTTCTCTTGACTGCACGCTTAATTCTTGCCATTGCTTATCAGCATCTGACATAGGTACTAAGTCTAAACGAGGAGCTCTATCTGCTGACTCGTTGAATGTGAATACTACCTTACCTGCCTTCTTAGCGCCGACCATGGTCTCCCAATTTCTGCGGATAGCCATTTGCTCTTCGGGATCAGGAATACCATTGTTCATGTGAAGGAAATAGCTTGGTGCCATTCCATTACTCAAGAATGCCCTATAAAATTCGCTAATGTCGCGAGTGATTTCAATGTAATTGATAGCACTATAATAGTCAGGCTTAGGATAGTAAGCGCTGCCTGGTGTCATTATACCCACAAATAGCACTTGAGAAGGCTCTTCAGCTTTAGACGTAGGATTGTACATCGGGATGAACGCAGGAATGTTTTTCTTCTTGCGTGTGTCGTTCCAATCTTTAGAGTAATATACTCCCGGTATAACATCCTCATCATTAGCTACAGCAAGCCTTACGTTTTCGTATGGCAGATGGTTAATCTTAGCTATAGTGCTTCTATCTACGCTCCAAATAATCTCTAAGTAATAACCTCCATGCATCTTAGCGTCAAGCGTTATAGGCCTTCTAATTGCATTTAATTTCAATCTATCTATCTCACGCTGAGCAGCAAGATTAGAGCTCTTAAATTCCTTCCCTGCAATCATGAAAGCTATGCTCATAGTTAGCGCTGAATGCACAGGTGAGCTATAGTACAAATCGATTAAGTAATTAGGAAATAGATTAGCCTCCCCAAAAGTCACAAAGCCTTTAGGAGTCTCTTTCTCTACTGCTTCTTGTGGCATTGCTGCACCAAGATTCACCAGCATTGGAGCTGATATCTTATCCGTTGTAGGTGATGTCATTATCTATAGTTAAATTAGGCTCAGTATATCGCGGAGTAGTAATATCTTCTACGATTAAATATCCTTTCTCAATTACTCCCTCTACTGTAGCCGCTGTTGGATCTAAGTTAGTGCTGCTATTCTGCCCATACACTACGTAAGAAAAGCGTGCTGGGTAGTTAATTAGTAAGCTTGCAGCTGTTGGTGTGTTGGCATTCGTGCCAATCTGAATGGTAGTGTATCTATCATTCTGCGCTATCTGAGTAGGGATAGCATAAAGCTTTTGAAGTGTCTGCTCGTTAGTTAGCTCAAGCAGGTAATGCGTATAACTATTAGCAAGCAAAAGCTCCCCTTCCTTTAGTGTAAGGTAGAGGAGCTGTGCTGCTGTATTTTTGAGTAAATAAATCATGCTTTAAAGATAGCACAATTTTATTTACAATGTACCTTGTACTACAGTTACTGTAGCAAAATCTTCGAATGGAGTATCTCCAGCATCTTGGTCAAGTAAGTATGCTTTATCTTTCTCCTCGCCTGTGAAGGTGATATTATATCCTGACATATCTCCCTTGGCAGTTCCGCTTTGAGTAGTGAATGCAGTTACTTCTACACCATCCTTATAACCACACATCCAAATGTTATCGTTATTGTCCTGAACGAATAATACGTTACGGCCTTTAGCAATGTTTTGAAGTTGTAGTGAGCGCGCAGCAGTCATGCCATGAAACATAGCTACAACAGTCTGAGTGTAGTATACAGTGCCATTCTCGATGCTGATAGCAGCCTCTTCAGTGAATGATCCTGTGTGTTTTGGTAATTCGAATTCATAAACGCTACCTGTTGCTAAAGCAGTAACTAAGTTAGTTGCTCCATCAATAGTAGCTGTGTTAGCGAATGTAGCATAAGGTGCAAGATAGATAGCTTTAATGCCACCAATCGCCTCTTTACATCCGATAAGAAATCCAGCAGTAGTTAGACAGCTCATGTTCTTTTTTTTATTTAATTAGTTAAAATATTCTTTGCAAAGAATGGGCAGCTATTAGCTAACCCACTCTTTTAACAAAGGAGTATTAATTAGGGATTCATGAATCCTAAGATAGCTTGAGTAGGGATAGCTACTTGAGTACCTGCGCGGAACTTCATAACCATTCTCACGTTATCTGATCCATCAGTAACAGACATATCTACTACCTTCACTTCGTTGAAGTCAGATACTAAGTCAGTACCGAAGAACAAGTTCTCAGGCTTAGAGAATAAAGCTACGTTGTCAGGAATACCTGGGCATACATAAATCTCATATCCATCGAACATTAGAGGGTAGTTAGCAGCAGCGTTGAACTGTTGTAAGTAACCCAAAGCCGATAAAGCTTGGCGGTAAAGTTGAGCAGTCTTACGGTTAACGTAAAGCTTAACAGTAGTGTCACCAATCAATTCAGCAGGAAGTGCACTCATCAAAGTCTCAAGAGACGCGATAACGTTACCGCTTGTGAAAGCAGAAGCGAAATCTACATCAGGAGTACCACTCTTAGCAGTATCCAACACCTTCAAAATTCCGTTGAAAGAAGTGTAAGAAGAGCTTTCAAAGTTACCTTGCCACAAAGTGTATTCAATGTTCTCAGCTACTTTACCACTCAAGTGCGCGATTAAGAAATCAGCAAAGTTAGCAGGGATAGAATCGTTAGCAAATCCGCGGCCTGTTTGAGCAGCTTCCCAATCTTTTGCAAATTGATCCTTACAAACTTCCAAATTTACCTTAAGGTCAGTTACAGTCAATACACGCTCAGCCAAAGTCAAGGTAGAGTCAGCATTGTCGAAATCACATCCCCATGCTTTAACGATTCCTGTAGAAGCAAGAGTCTTAAGTACCATCTTGTACTTAACATTCTCTTTAACAGTTACGTAGTTGTTAGCAATAGTGTCTCCTGACAATACTGCTGCGCTGATATACGGCAGAGCTAACTCGCCAGCATATGAGCTTGAAGAAATGGTTAAATTAGTTGCCATTTTTTTTGTTTGTTTTTATTTGTGTTTATTTAAATTTATTGATAATTGCAAATGCTCTTTGCTGAGAAGTCATGCGAGACATATCTACAGCAGTAGGTTGAGCTACTTGGCGAGATTGCTTAACTGTTACAGCAGCCGGTGCTTGTGAAAGTTCTACAATCTTAGCTTCAGCAGCTGCGAGCTTAGTTTCAAACTCAGTAATGATGTTCTTAAGTAATCCTTCTACTTGCTCTTTAGAATAAGTTTCAGCTACTTCTTGCTCAACAGTTACCTCTACTTCAGCAGTAGGCTCTTCAGTAATAGCTTCAGCAATAGATGCAATTTTACCCTCAGTAACTACGATAACTTTACCGTTGTCCAAAGTGTATTGGCCATCTGCTAAAGGTGAAGGATTGCCATCTGCATCCATTACGAAAATCTCTACTCCCTCAGCCCATTCTGCAGCAGGTGAATAGATCATAGTACCATCAGCCAAAGCACCCTCAGCCATCATCTTCACCTCAAAGGTTTCAACGGCAGGAGTCTCTTCTACTGATAATTTTACCCCATGCTTCGAAAGCGCTGGAGCAAACTTTTCTAAAATTTCAGAAATCATGTTCATGTGTTATAATTATTAGTGGAAAAAATTAAGAATTCATTTCAAGCGCTGCGCTCAATTCAGCTAATAGCTTCTCTAAGTCTTTCTCTTGCACTTGCGTTTCAGCCATTGGAGTAAACCACCCCTCTATTGAGAAGCCTTTAACCTCGCCATTCTTTACTGCTGCCCATGTGTTATCATCATCTACCTTAACACCAATCATCCATGTGCCATCAGGCAATTCAAAGCCGTAGTTATCTCCCTTATCAGCTCCTGCCTTAATCCACGACTCTACAACAGTTAAGTTGTATACAGGCATCTCATGCTGAATGGTGTGATTGTGGTGCATGTTACGCTTTAAGAATTCTTGCGCTGTCTGCTCAATGGTCTCTTTAGAGTAAGTGATGAAATACTTCTCACCATTACCATCGTAACGTACTATAGGCTGATTAGGAATCAGTGCAGGGCCGTAAAGCATGCGCTTCTCTCCATCTTCTACTCTTGCAAGTAAAAGATTCTGCTTGCTAAGCGCTACAAAGTCTACCATTAATGCAGGCTCGCTTACCAAACTTACTGCGTACACGCCCATGTTATCTTGTTCCTCACCGAGGCCGTATTCTATTAGTTTTAATTTGTCATTCATTATCGTATGTTTCAGATATTTCAAAAAGTATAGCGTTAATCACTTCATCTATTATAAGCTCAGTATCTTCAAGCTCTGTCTTATCTATTTCAGATAGAGCATTTCTTACTCCTCTTGTGATGCACTTTTTTAATAGTGGAAAATTCGCCATATTCGTTACAAATAAGATTGGTCTATTATCTTTTGACGTGCCTCCAATGCATTGGCTACATTGCCAGCAAGCACATAAGTCTCTACTCCACCTGGTGCGTTAGTTTGCATGTTAGCTCCGCTGAAATCTACAGCCGGTGCATTAGCTGTTCCCGTTGGTGCATTTAGATTAGTAGAATCAGGATTACCTCCACCGCCATTAAACTGCGTTTGGTTAATCTTAACAATGTTAGCCACCCCTGCTGCTGCTACAGCTGCTGCCTTAGCGAAGTTCATTCCTGTTAGTTGGTCTTGTGGAACTGCTAATTGTTGAACTATACCTGAAGCCATGGCTATAGTAGCCTGCGCCTTCTGAATCATCTTATTACGTTCAAAGGCTTTGCGCTGGCTTGCTTCATCACCTTTAGCAGCTGCCTCATTTAATGAGCTTAGTGCATCTAAAGCAAGGCCTGCCATCTCGAAGTTCGATTGAATGTTAGCCATTCTTCTTTCCTGATCTTCCTTTCTGTACTTCTCTTTTATCTCATTCTCTTTCCGAGCCTGCTCTTCTACCAATGCAGTAGCATCCAATCCTGCTGCTTCCGCTTGAGTCTTAAGTTGAAAGTAATACTCTTGAGAAGCCATTAGCTCCTGCTCTTGCTTACTTAATTTTGATTGGTAATTAGCTTCATCTGCTCCATCAATAATAGATTGAAGCTCTATTAATTCAGCTTGTTTTTGATTAATTGCCTCTTGCTGTAACTCTTTTAATTTCTTTGCATCTTCATCAGCTTTCTCTTGTTCTAACTCAGCAAATTTCTGAAGTATACCCTGAAGCTCTTGTGAGTGTCTTATTTTTAAATCTTGTAGCTCAGTCTCACTTTTTTTAGCTGCTACATAAGCTTCTTCTTCTTTCTTTTGTAGTGCTAATGTGTCGTCTAACTCTTTATTTAAAGCTGTTTTCTTAGCATCTGCTCTTGCTTTTTCTACTTCATCTAATCTCTTGTCTACTGCTAAAGCTTCATCTGCTATTCTTTTAGCTTCAGCATCGGCTTTAGCTTTTCTCTCTGCTGCTGCTGCCTTAGCTTTTGCAATAGCTTCAAGTTCTTTTTCAGTCTTAACACTATCTTTAGCGGCTTGCCCTGCGTTCCAAATCTCATCCTTATTATTTTGAAGGCTGATATTTTGATTCTTTAATGACTCTCTCTCTAAAATTAATTGATTAGCTAAAGCATTATTGCCAGCTTGGCGAGCTGCTGCTATCTCTTTGTTAATTTGAACTGCTCTCTCATTATTTAATTGCTGCAATACAGTAAGCTCTTCAGTAGCTTTTTTGTATTCACTGAATGCCTGATTCTGTAATAACTGCTTATTATATTGCTCGTCAGTACCTGAGCGAATCTTATCTAATAAAGCTTGAGCATCTTGGTTAATCTTAACCTTTCTAATCTCAAGATCATTGATGGCTTGTAATTGTGATTGCTGCGCCTCTAAGAATGCTGCTCTATCTTTTTCTAAGTAAGCTATCTTCATAGCTGTTTCAGCTTGAGCCTGCTTATTCTTAAGCATTTCTAACTCAGTGCGTAACATCTGAGCTGCTCCTGCTCCTAATGCTTTTTGAAGCGCCATCTGTCTTGCTAAAGCTTGCTCTTGAGATTTAAGTACTTCAGCTTGCTGCTTTAAACCTTCAAGCATCTTGCTCTTTCCACTAACCAAATCAGTCAGCTCTTCCCAATAAGCTATAACACTAATGATAGCTGCTACTAAAAGTAAAATAGGATTCGCTAAGATAGCTTTTCCTAATGCTTTAACACCTGCTATACCTGCCTGAAATGCACCTTTCAATCCAGCTGATAAAGCCTTAGTGTCAATGCGTGAAAGATTTCCGCTGAACGTCTGAAGCGATTGGCTTAATCCTTCAAAGTCTAAATTCTTAAGCTGCTCACCCATGATTCCAAAGGTGTTGCTCATACCTTCAATAGCAGGGCCCGTATTTCCTTTAACAGCTTCGGCAGCATCATTCATTCTATCCTTCAGCTCTCCCATCTTTTGAGATAGCTCATTGAATTTCTCTGTGCCTGGATCGAATTGATCTTGCTGCTTTTTCAGTTCAGCATATTGAGCCTTTAAAGTCTTGGTAGATTTCTCTACAGCTTTTGTACTGTCATCTACTTTATTCAGCTCCTGATTAATCTCATCTAAACCTGTAAATGTACCCTCATCATCAAATGAGAGTTTCAATATCATCTCTTGTGTAGCCATTATATTACGCTATAAATTGTTAATGCTATTATGCTAATCCCTGTTATTAATATAGTGTAATTAATAGCCCTTATTTGCCACACCTTTAGCCTTGCATTGTAGATGCCTGCAGCCTGCTTAAACTCTTTGCTCTTGCCCTGCACCCCTGACCTTAGTAAAGTCATGCTCATTAAAATATCATTCTGTGGATTTGTCATATTATAGGTGTACGTTGGAATTTAGTTTGAGTGTATTGGAATGTTGCGCTGATTACAGCAGTCTTGCCAGTGTGCTTGCACTCTAAATAAGGTGCTATTCTATTGCTAACTATTGGCAAGTGTAATATGAATGAGTTAGATGCAAAGCCATTAACGAATTCATGTATTTTATGAGGTGTAGCTGAGTAGTGTGTTACTTTGTCGCGCCATACCATGCAGCTATATTCAACAGCTGCTACCTTGCCTGTGAAATCAGCAACTCCGTAATCATATTCCATGACTGAGATGTAAACCTTAACAGCCCATACTGTCTCAGTAGGCATAACTAATACACCATTATTAATGCCATCTATAAATAGATTCACATTAGTTGGATTACTTACCATTTCACCCAATCCCATCAGCTGAATAAAGCCATGTTGTGAGCGCCCTGGTATAGTTGTTCCGAAATCAGAAGTACCATCGTACCAAGTACCACCGCCAAAGTGAACACCTCTTACATCAGCTTCAGCCCATCGGCCCATCACTGTAGTACCTTCTAAGTTAGGCCTGATGAAGTTACGATATCCCATAGCTTGAGAGTAGTTGTTGTTAGGACTAATGCCATGACCTAAGCCACTAACAAAGATGCGCTCGTTATTATTCTCAATCTCAGCACGTACTACGTTACCCATTCCGGTAGCGCTCTTTTGGTTACCACTTGTATTAGTGATATTGCTACCACCTGAGTTATTAGGTGAGCCAATTATACCGCCTGTGCCATTCGTTGGAGTAGAT